TGGTGGAACATCAATTCCTACAATTTTATAGGTAATTGTTACATCAAATTGATTTCGATCATAATTTGGGTCCACATATACATCTTCTATTTCAACTCTGGGTTCATAATTCTTAAGTGCGTTTTCAATTTCATCTTGAATGGATGTTGCAGAGATTTCATCAATATTTTCAAATAATATATCATTTACATTTGAGCCAAAATCAGGATCAAATATTTTTTCGCCCCGTGAGGTTAAAACAATATTTCTGACAGCACGAGCAATAGCATTCTCATTTTTCAATCCAATTAAGTCTCCACTTATAGGATTATACTTAAATGACATGCTAATATCTTTAAAAGCCCTACTAACTCTTTGTGCTGGCATTGAAATATGTAAAGATTATTAGTTATTTATTACACTTTATTATCGATATTCGGTAATTACCTCATAACTTTCAATTTCATAGTCAAAACCATCATCAGGATCCTTTAAACGCTCATAAAAGTCTTGTGTATTCTCAACTTTATCCTTTTTCTTAGGTGTTAAGACATCATTAGTAATCTCTCGTAGCATTTTTGATTCCATAATTCCCCCGTGTTGGTAATAAGGCAATAAAAAAGTGTCTAAAAGCACGTTTGCACTTATTTAGACACCATATGTATTATTTGCCTTGTCCTCGACTTCTTTTGGGTTTTTTGTTACGAGACGACGCGGCGTATTTGGTATGTTTTCCATTCCCTTGACGAGTTTTTTTCGGTTTTGCCTCAATTGTCTCGCCATTACTAGTCCATGCTCCAGCCATTCAATACCTCCTAGTGTGGGTTATAAAGATTTAATATGTAAACAGTTAGAATGATGCCTAATACGACACCTAATCCAACAATTGCTATAAGATTCATCATTTTGTTAATCAAGTAGATCAAGAGAACAAAGTTTCCTATTAACGGAATCCTTTGTTGCTTTAATGCGATACTCTACATTATCTCTACGAGAGAGTTCGGTGAGGATCTCAGATGCAAGATCCCATAACTCATCTGTTTTTAGTTGAGTATTAACCGACATTTTAAATAACACGAGTTTTTTCGTGACCTACACGTATACGAGGATCCGCCCATATCTCATAACCAGCATCTTGTGCATCTAAACAGAATGAGACATCCTCACCACACATGTCTTGTACATCACCAGACTCAAAGACTTGCATCTTAGGAGCAAACCAAGGGTATTCAAGTTTCTCAAATACGCCATTCTTAATCATTACCCATCCAAAACCAGTATAATCGCAAGTAAAAGGTTTCTTACGCTTACCCATTGTTTCGACTGTCTCGTGATTCATAACTCCACCATTCTTACGGAAGTCATCCTCTTCAAGCCAATGTGCAATACTCGTAGTAGATCCATCCTCTGTTGCATACCATCCAGCAGCAATCTCTTTTTCATTACCTTCACCATCAATTGCTAGATCACATAACTGCCAGAACTTATTAGTATCAAATACTATGTCTGAGTCAATCCACAACTGATAGTCATATGTAAGTTTACCATCCCAAGGTATTTGCTTAGGTCCACGTAATACATTTGCACCTAATACCTTACAACGTGCAAAGTTAACCATTGATGAGTAATCCTGTGATATTTGAATACTCATTCCATTCTGTACCATGTCAAAGCATAATTGTACAAAATTCTTTAAGAAGATATACGAACAACCTCTTCCTGGTAAACAGAAGACAATTGCTTTTCCTCGCATCCTTTCTTTAATTGCATCGATATCCCAATCTGGGGCCTTGGTTTTCGGTGCAACTGTTTTAACTTTAAATCCTTTAGCCATACTGTGTAGATCGCTTCATTATTATTTTACTACGATATTTAGTGTTTGTCAATATACAAAACATTACCAACTAATGCACATCTGCCATCTATATCACAAGAAGGAACACTATGATATGCACTACCTAAAAAGAATATAACTTCCCCTTCCTTTACATCTATTACATTATCTTCTAATATTAAAGGAGAAGAACCCTCTGGTACATTGACATAATAACAAAATGATAATGAATAAGGATAATGATTATGCCTCTCTACACCATCTCCCTTATTATACAGTACACTCCAACAATGTACTAATTTAAATGCATCGATATTAAAATTATACTTCCCTCCCCCGTGATCATTAGGTGGTAAGTAATCTCTGTGATCAAACTCAGTCTTATTTGGATTAGAATACTTATGCGATACTTCTGGTATTAGACTACCAATCCATTGTAGTATTGTATCAACTTCTTCTATACCTTTTCTATGAAGATCTAAATTACTCTTTCTTCCTCCTCCTATTACTGGGTTACTATCCCATACTGGAAGTACCTTATATAACTTCTGATTAAACTCTTTATCTGGATACGTATACTTAATATGAATGGTCATCTAATACTTTCCCTGGGCCTCCATATCCTACCTTGGGTGCTAGTTTAATATATGATAAATCCTCTACTTTATAATCACCTCCTAATAGATCTATCATAACCTTTAACATCTCCCATTTCTCTTCAAAGTCATCTTCGTGTAGATTACAATATAAACACTTCTCCTTTGCGTAGATATGATATGTTGTGTCGTCTATAGTCTCCATAAAACCTCTGTTTCTTTATGTAGTAATACAGTGTAAATTAAATGATAATACAATCCTTTCCTTATCTGATAGGTTAGGTTTTGTATAGTGATGTAAGTATGATGGAAATAATATTAGATCTCCTTCTACTATATCATCTGGTTCATACTGAGTAATCATACCAGTAATCGAATTATTAAATGGTGCAATGAATTGAGTAGGTGTATGAACTTCTGAATCATAGCAAACATAACAGGCAGCAGAGTATCCCAATGCGCCGTGATTATGAACACTATGAGACATACCCTTTGTAGATCTCTCTAACCATGAACCATTTACTAATACTCTTGCCCCACTTGTCAACATAAAGTCGCTTAGTTCATCTTCGAGTAGCTCTCTAACATTCATCCTATCTGGTTCATCTTTATACTCCGAAAAATTTGTCTCCAAAAATTCTCCCTTTGGATGTTTCTCATATATTAACTCCCCTGCATTCTTTAATATTTCATTCTTTTTCCTTTCCCAATCACTTACCTTTATTCGCGCAAACTTAATAGTGAATATATCATCAAACATAATAAGGAAAAAAAGTAATAAGGCATTTTTTTGGCCACAATAATTTTTTTTATATTGATATCTCTCTCTCGATTTGTCACCTCTGTAGGTTAGCAAAGCTGAATTTTCTAACACGCCCGCCGCCCGATAACAACGTAGGGGCATAAAACACTGCCAATACGCATCATCTACGCATGGCATATTAGCCATTCGTGAGTGTTACTATCATTCTATAATATCACACAGTAACTGTCAAGTACTGTCGATACGCATAGTAATACTTAAGGACTGCTAATCTATGTCCTCAATGTATACTCTGCAGTCCTCATAATCACTCAAATCAAATAACTTAGCATAGTCAATATCCCGTGCATTAAAGTCTTCATCAACTGACAGATTAAGTGTGATTCTTATCTGTTTCTGTGTGCCTACTGTTTGATAAGGAGACATGAGAGATTGTGCTCTATTGGGTTATACTTAATTATACCATATAACCCATAAGACTGTCAATAACCGTATGTGTGCTATGTGTCATAATATGCTGATAATATGCAGGGGTTTTGTGACATTTTCCCGCCCCATACTTGACAAATCTTCGTTCTCATATTATGCTCGCAAAGATCACTATAAGATATCACATTACTGAGAGGATTACAGCACATATAATAACACCTTCTCTGACGATTAACTCCCCTTTAATAACACCCTTGTGGAAAACTATACAACACAGGGGTACTATTTATTAGACCATTTTAAATCGATTATTGTTAGTTTTCCACAGATATTACCCTCTTTTCGTTATTATCCACAGTGTTTTCCACAATAACACATAGTACAACAAATACCCCCACTGAGTAACAATGAGGGCAGTCTAATTGTATCTGTTATATGTTACCTTATCACTGTTAATCATACCCAAATTCATTACTCATTATACCTCTTAATTCAGCTACTTCATCATCATCTATACTATACAAATACTGATCTAATATTACCTCTAATAGACTGTCAGATTGTGGGTTCTGATTAATAATTATCTCGTGTAAATCATTCAGTAATTGTTGTGCTTTTTCAGGAGTTAATTTGTTCTGTTTACTTAACATTTAGCGTCCCTCCTTTAATAGAGATTTAAGTTCATTTATCTCTTCTAATTGTGCATAGTAGTTGTCAGTCACGGATTGTAATTCTGCAAAGATATTATCAACTTCTTTACATAATTCAGTATCATCATTACCTTGAACATATCCTTCTAAACAATATAATACTGTGCTAATTTGTCCTCCTGTTAGATTAAGTTTGTGGGTTGTACTTTCATAACTCATTGTTAATTTTCCTCCTCATATACAGGGAATTGTTGTAACTTTGCCTCTGCTAATCCTTCTATCATCACCCATACTTTCTCACCACTAATTAGGTTTTCGTCACATATACTTTCCACTGCATCTTCTATCACTTCCATAACAGTTAGTGCTTGTTGTTTTAAGAGAATGTTGTTAGTCATGGGATTGAATTACAGAGTTTGTGATGATAGTTTATAGGGGGAAATATGCATTACGTTGTTTATAATACTTGACTATTTCATCATATATTTCAGGGTCTAAATCTGCCATCTCATT